TAATTCATCATATCCAATAAAAAGTGAAAGTTTAAAATATTGCTTATTATCTCTCGTAAAAGGTTCTATCTCAGATATTGATGCACTTGTTCCAGAATCGGTAGATTTTACAATTGTTTGTCCGACTAATTTTTGCGGATTACCAGAAATTACCTCTGCAATAGCAATTTCTCTTCTAACATATTCAGATGCAGATGGTTTAATTAGAAAATCTTCTAAATTGACAACTCTTGGTGTTTCTCCATAAAGAACATTGAATAATATCCTAAATGATTCATCAGTTCCTTTAGCCTGATAGAATGATTTTGCTTCTTTTATGAAATTACCAGCATTTATCGTTTCAACAAACTCTACATCTTCTAATCCTGGTGCAAAAGTATATTTTAATTTTTTATAAAATTCTTTTAAAAATAAAGAACTTAAATTCTGTACAGAATCATTTGTAATATGTTCTGCTTTTGTAGTATCTGAAAATACAAGTTCTTCTTGATTTAAATCATCATGATATGATGTAATGCCACTAAACCCACGTTGACATCCAGTAAATGTATTTGTTGTTAACCCAGTATATGTAACAATTTCATTATCAATCTTGAATAATCCATATTTTTGTGGAAATCCTTTAGTACTATTAACCGAAATTGTAGTATCTGTGGCAGATATTCCGGATGTAATATATGTACTATCTACAATTACTTCTGGAGTTAAATTATCTAATTTTAAATATTCATCTAAATTCTCAGCAATATCAACAGGTCCACCCTGATATTCCTGTGAAATATAATATTGTTTTAAAAAATCAACAGATTTAGGATTCTCCTCCAAAAGAAAGCTTGGAAGTTGATTGTTAATAATCTGCTGAACCTTAACCTTAGATTCAAATCCAGTTTGTATCATATTACTTTCTTATTAAATTCCCGTTTGAGTAGCTTGATGTATAATAATCTTTAGTAAATACAGTACCTGATATTTCATCACCAGAAGTAATTACGTCTTTTACCATATTTATTGCACTTTTTGAAATACTAAAATTCAAATACAAATCTTTCAATCCAACAACATCATTTGAATCTGGATATGCTTGTATTTCAATAATGTTATTATCAAGTTCTGTGGAAGTAATCTTTATTGTTCCCAATATAATTTCACCCTTCACATAATCAACTGTTCCAGCAGATTTTGAAATAACACGTGTTATTTCATTATTAATTGGTTTTACTATTGATATAGTACCAGTTAATCCATCTGGATTTGGTATATCTGTCAAATACACTATGCCAGGTTCTGTTGATAGTGTAAATCCAGTTGATTTAATATTATATCCCTTAGAATTTACATGAAATCTATTACCATAACATAATTCATATTGAGCAAATTGATTTATTAATGCTTTTAAATCTCTCCTAATTCGTATTTTAGTAATATTAGAAGAAATAGCAGTATCCGTATTATCAATTACTTGTTGAATTTTACTATACTTAAATCTTCCACCAAATTTGTTCATATCTATAGAATTAGAATATGATGTAAGTGAATTAATTATTTTTGTTTTTAATGTTTCTGCAGTTGTTACTTTTGCATAATCATAATAAATTGCAGAATCAACTTCAATATAAAGTATTTTAAGATCTTTTATTTTTTGATTAATTCCAGAAATACTGTACTGTTTTAATTGAGATAAAATCCTAGATTTGTTTAAATCTGAGACAAATGTACCATTTTTTGGTTTAATACTGATCGATACAGTCCCAAATTCTGGTGGATTTAGTTCTTCACCACCAACAACTGCAACAGATTCAGTATCAGGATAGATTGTTTTAATAATTGCTTCATAATCACGACTAGTTACTGCTCTATTTTGTGCAGAATAGATTCTTGGTGCAAAATATTTAACAGAATCTATAGATTCAATTTCAGATCCATTCTGAGAAGCTAGATTAGTAGTAACTCCTATATCTGTTGGATTGACAAAATTATTTTCTGTAGTCAATAAACTACCAGAAAATCCAAATCTAGATGCTCCATTACCATCTATGCCACTTGTAACAATATAATTAGCAGTAATTATATTGCCATCTGCATTAATTCCAGTACCTAATTTCTTACCTATTAATCCATCTCCAAAAAATAATTGATATTTTTCATCTTGTACTTCTTGAAGAAGATAAATTTGAGATGTAGATGTTACATTAATGATATTATCTACTGCAGAATATTCTATGCCAAGTCCACTATCATTTTCTGCTTTAATATAGACTTTTAATGTCGAAGTATCGATAAATGGGTTATTAAGAATAAACTTTTGATCCAATGATCCATCATATACAAACTGTTTTGTTAGGAACGTTCCTTCATAAACGTCAATATTATCAAAAGATGCAATTCCACTGGTATTAAAAGTTTTTGTAATGTCTTCTGGAATTGAAAACATATAGGAACTATTACTTAAAGTACCAGTGCACACGAGACCCCTCTGAAGGGTTACCTGGGACGATACATCTCCAGAAGGTCTTTCTACCGTAAATGATATTTGTGCCTTTGCTGCCGTTCTAGATCGTGGTACATATCCAATATTTCTTGCCAGAGATACTACATTCTCACGTAGAGTCGCAGAGTCTAAAAAAGACTCATTAACAATCATATTTGAGTTAAATGCTGTTATATAAGTGTTATATGCTAGTGTATCGATTAAAATTGAAAAGTTAGACCCTTCAAAGTCAAAATCCGTGAATGTTGAATTAGCACGAAGATAATCTTTGATAGATGTCTTTATTTGATCAAAGTCTAGATTTGTAAATTTAGTGAAAGGCATGTTATCTTGTTGCCTCTAATAGGAATGAAAATTCTTGAGTTGGAAACTCTTGTCCAATGATATCAAATAATACTGTAACATTAAATGAATTTCGATCCGGAAAAGGATCTACTTGAACTTGTACATTATCTATTCTTGGTTCAAAGTTATCAAGTGCAATTTCAATTTGTCCTTCAATAACAGATGCTGTACCAAAATCAACAAATTCAAATAAACTACTTCTAACTTCAGACCCTAATAATGGATTAAAAAATCGTTCGGTAGGAATAGTTTCTACAATATTTCTTACAGATCGACGAATCGCATTCTCATTTTTTAATATCTGCAAATCTTGAGTAATAGGATGAGGTTCAAAAGATAAACTAATATCTTTAAATGCTCTTGATATCCTTTTAATTGTCATTGACAAGGAGTTTTTCTTTATTTATACCTACTCTCCAATAAAAAAGTGCCCCTTACGAGACACTGCGGTTATTTTCCTTGTCCTCGGTACTTCTTTCGAGCCGAGTTACGAGATGTTGACCCATATTTTGTGTGCTTTCCATTGCCTTGACGAGATTTCTTCGGATGAGTCTCAACATAATCACCACCCATAAGGCCGGTTTTTGATTTTACTGCCATAATTTAGTCTCCTATGATTTCAGTTTTAAGATCTTGTGGGTTTGGAGTGCCGGTATCATAAAATTCTTGTGATAATTCCTCCATTTTATTAAAATATTCATCCTCTGTGAGATTTTTAGAGATAATTTGAGTCCCACAGAGAATATTATACCTTTCTTTCATGTTAGTTCAAGTAATTTTAACTTTTCCTTAACACTTTCGGCAGTTGCAGTAACCTTAAATTTAACTTTGTCTCTTCGGGACAGTTCACTGAGGTTTTCTGATATCTCATACCACAGTTGTTCGTCAGTTTTCATAGAAAAATACTGTTTACTACCGAATACCATTATATAACTCGTGTTTTTTCGTGCCCTACGCGTATTCTTGGATCACACCAGATGTCGAAACCTGCCTCCTTTGCATCAAGGCAAAACGAGACATCCTCTCCACACATATCCTGTACTTCACCACTCTCGAAGACTTGCATCTTCGGTGCAAACCATGGATACTTCATCTCTTCGTGTTCCCAGACACCATTCTTAATTAATAACCATCCGAATCCGGTATAGTCTACAGTGAATGGTTTGCGACGCTTGGAGATACTTTCAACTGTTTCATGATTCATGACTCCACCATTGCTTCTGAAGTCTTCTTCATCTAACCAATGTGCAACACTTGTTGTTCTTCCATCCTCTGTGGCATACCATCCACCTACGATGTCTTGATCCACCAATACTAATTGCCAGAATTTCTCAGAATTAAAAATAATATCACTGTCAATCCATAATTGCCAATCATATTTTAATTTTCCGTCCCATGGTTTTTGATCCGGTCCTCGCAATACATTTGCTCCAAGACACTTGCATCTTGCAAAGTTCACCATGGAGGAGTAATCCTGCGAAATCTGGATGCTCGCTCCAGCTTGTACTAAGTCAAAACAAAGTTGTACAAAGTTCTTTAGATATGCATATGATACTCCTCTTCCAGGTAGGCAAAATACGACGGATTTTCCTTTAACCATCGCTTTTGCTGCATCATAATCCCATTCTTGTTCTTTCTTTTTAGTAGGCGATTTTGCCTTTACCGTAAATCCTTTAGCCATAAGAATAATCAGTTACATTCGAATCATACAGCATTATATAGTAATTGTCAAGTTAATCTTTGTATTCGGTTATTATAATTTCATCGGAATCTACGACCCACTGTAAATTTGTTTCTTCATACCATCCAAACTCATTCATTAACTGCTCTGGAATAACGGTATAATACTCACCTGTTACTGTATCAACCTCTATGGTCGTCAAAAATTTCCCAGAATTTTTTTGCATTTCAGTTAATCCTCACGCTGTTTTTATATAGTGAAAAATATTTTTATATGAGAATGACTTATAGCTGCCTATCGTAACACTTTGTAGACTAGGGGTTCCTTCGGTTTTTATATAAACACCCCCGATCAACGGGGGCACTGTCCAATTCACGAACGAATGGTATGCTATAATACTGTCATGCACCCACCCCCATACTAAAATTGGCATGACTGAACACCTCACGGTTGACCAATTTCCATGATCCTGA